ACTAAATAAAAAATCCAGTAAAATAACAATAGTATGATAGAATTAGTAATAGATGATGAAGTAATAAATGTCCCTGAAGAAATAACATTAGGGATATATCAACAAATAAATTCTCAACCTGAAAGATATAAAAATAATCTTCAAATGATTAGTTTGTTTACCAATCTTACAATCCACGAATTGAAGAATATGAAGAAACAACAAATTGAGTTGATAGAAGCTTTTTTAGCAACCAAGATGACATTACCAAATGAGAATGAATTGATTTTAACATTTGAATATAATGGGGTTGAATATGGATTGGAGAATGACTGGTCAAAGATGGCATTTGGAGCTTGGGTTGATTTAGAAGTGTATTCGTCAGAAGAAAATGTTCATCAGAATTTGGATAAGATTATGGCGGTATTATATCGTCCTGTGATTAGTAAAAACAAAAAAGACCCAAAGAAATACAAAATAGCACCATACAAATCTGAAGAAATTGAAGAGAGAGCAAATATTATGAAACTGGTTCCCGTTAGATACTGGTTGGGAGTGTCCACTTTTTTTTTGCAAATCGTTCTAATATACACAAACAATATGAAGAGTTCTTTGAATACGATGAACAAGCAACAAGAATTGATAATGATGGTGTGGAAGAAACTCCCGAAATTGATTCAAAAGATGCTACCGTTAGATTCTATTTTGCCCTCACCTACCAATTGGCAAAAGAGGATATTACAAGGTTTGAGGAAGTAGAAAAGACAAATCTATATTTATGTTTAAGTGCGGCGTCTTTAATAAAAGAACGATATCTAAAAGAACAAGATGACTTAAGAAAGATGGAAGCTAAATATCAGATGAAATAAACCCAACATTATTTATACACAATGAACTATCAAAATTATACACCACAATATATTACCTACCATAAGATAATTGATTTTTTACAATCAGTTCAAGAAGCCTCACCAAGATTAAACTCTTTTGGTCACGGGGATATTGTGTATTTCTCACAAACAATAACAGGAGGGACGGCAGTATATCCTTATATGTTCGTAACACCTATGTCAGTTTCCTACGATGAAAATGTTACCACATATCAAATCAATATTTTATTTGCTGATATCGTAAATACAGATTTATCAAATGAAATTGATGTTGTTTCGGATATGTCATTAGAGGCGAGAAATTTATTGTCTCAAATATGGAGAGGTTCGTTATTCAACGATATTGCGAATGTTCAATTACCAGCAGTAGCAACACCATTCCTTGAAAGGTTTAACGACCATACAGGTGGAGTTTCGTTAGATTTAGTAATAACCGTAATGGAGGATATGAACGCTTGTGAAGTGTATCCAACTCCGTCACCTTCACCAACCCCTGTCTGTGAATAATGGAAGAACAAACCCTAAATGAGATTGCCAATTTATTGACCCAATCATTAAAGAAGCAATTGGAAATCAAAAGACCTTCAACTGCTTATGGTAGTCCAGGAATACCAGGTAGACCAAAATCTCGTGGGTTCTCGGCACCAATAGCGTCAGGTAGATTGATTAAAGACATTCAAGTAAAGTTTGTTCCTAACCCATCAAATGAGTTTCCTGACTTGATTGTTGAAATGCCGATTGAAGGTCAGTTCATCAACGATGGTAGAAGACCTGGTAAATGGCCTCCCCTACAACCAATAGACAATTGGGTTAAAGTCAAACAAGGATTGAGAGGTAGTATTAGAGACGCAAAGGGAAAGTTCATTAAAAGAAAAAGTTTGGTATATTTAATCAGAAGGTCAATTGGACTATACGGTTATGGGGGAACTGACTTTATTATTAAAGGGTTTCTTGAAGTGGCACCTGAACTATCAGAACTTTATGGAGACCAAGCCGTTGAAACAATTCAATTACAACTAAACCAATTTATTGATAGTTTAAGAAATCCACAATAATGATAAACATAATTCATACACCACCGACATTCTCACCAGTTTATACTGATGGATTGTTTTTTACAGTGTCAGCAGACACAAACCATTTTAAGTTTAGATATGTGTATAATATCTTTGCTGATGGGAATTTAATCTTTGAAGGAAAAGCGACACCAAACCCATATGGTTTAGGGGTTATTGATGTATCAAGGATTTTAAGAACCTATGTTAAAAATGAGCCAATCTCTTTATGGAATAATACTCCAATATACACACATGAGACATTTCCATTTTCAAGACCTTATCAAGATGAAACAATCAATTACCAACTTTATGTGGGATATGAATATGCGTCTTCAGATATCGCACCTGTATCAGGATTTACTGGTTCAGGGGATACTATTGGTGCTCCCGCAATAACACCAGGTTTATACAAGACATTCCAATCAACAATGGGTGTGAATGGAAAAGGTAACTTACAAAACTTTGACATTGGTCAGTTTGTATTATCAGGAACTCCAACGGGAACTAACCCAACTGTGGATTGTTTATTCCTAACCAACTCACCAAGAACAAGAGACATTCAAGAATCAGAGTTCTATACATTAGGGTTTACAAACTACTATTTGGCTGATGACATTTTGTCAGAACCATATTATGTAAAATATACATTCTATGATGACCAAGGCTTGGAAATAACCGCAGTTACTTATGACAATATTGTAACAAATGGTGGAGGCCCAAGAGTTCCTTGTGATTATGTTTATCCCGCAACCCAATTCATTTATCCGTCTGGTAATACAGATTACAATACTTTATATGTTGGAGCAGGCCCAAGAAACCTTGACCCAATTTTACCAGCAAATGCTGTTCAATATACAGTTCAATTATTCGGTAAGTTCACAGGAACAACAACCCCAATTCAACCTTCACCAACACCGACACCTACACCATCAGCAACACCAGTTCCTCAATGTCCAACAGCATGTTATTCTTATTCAGTAACAAACAACTCAACATTACCTTGTTCATATTCATACTTGGATTGTAACTTGGGAACAACCATAACAGCACTCATCAACGGACAAACATCACAGATTATTGATTGTATGTGTGAATCATCATTTATTTCATTTTGTGATTTAGATTTACAATATAGTAGTGATTGTCCTGTAATCAAACCTTGTGTTGATTGTTATGATGTGACCATTTCAAATAATGACCCATCTTTATCAATAAATGTGAGTTGGTATGATTGTGACGCTTCAAGATATTTTACTCAATCTATACCAGCAAACACAGGAATAAATGTTCAATGTGCTTGTCCTAATTCAATTACATCATTATCACCACAGATGAGTTATACAGTTGGTAGTTTATGCACACCAACTCCACCGACTCCTACACCTACTCCAAGTTGTGCGTATAAGACATGGCAAATATCAGAATGTTCTCAAGTGTGTGTTGGAGGACAATGTATTTGTGGTGGTTCATTCTTATCAACCGTGTATACAGATTGTTCTGTAACGGACATTTATCAAGAAGGTTCATTTATGTTATACACCAATACTGGTTTAACAAACCAATTCACAGGAACTTATTCTGATGGAAGTTATATCTATGAGGTAGTAGGTTCAACAGTAGCAATAAATTGTTTAATAAACGGCCCTTGTTAAAATTATGGCAGTAGCTCCACAAACCCCACCAACCACTTATGTATCTGGCAATTGTTCAGGATACACACCAGTGTCAGAAGTATTCACATTTAATATAAGACCCATCTGTAATAGAGCGGGTGAAGACATCCAGCGACAATTGATGTTCAAAAATCGTTATGGCCAATACGATTATTTTACCTTCACAGCAGGTAAAGATGAAGGATTAAAGATTGAAAGAGAATCATATAAAAAATGGTCTGTTGATTGGGGAAGTGATGACCCATCCAAAGAACCATATTCAAGAGGTCAAACTGATGCTCAAGTTTCAATTGTTGAAACCCACATCATCAACACAGGATTCTTGAACCAACCTGACTTTATGTTCTTGGAAGAGTTATACACATCAAACCAAGTATATGAAATCCAAGAGGATAAAAACTTGAGACCAATCAACATCGTTGATGCTCAATTCATAAGAAAAAATAAAGGTAATAAAACTATCGTGAACTTGGAATTGACTTATGTTTATTCCAATAACATTCAACTAATGGAATAATGGATACATCCCTACTATTATATTTAGATGGTGCTTGGCAGGAAGTAGATTTATATGAGGACATACCGATTACAGTTGTAATCCAAGAGGTTGATATCATTGACCTTCAAGGTAGAAAGTCCCCATATTCAAAACAATTTACCGTTCCTGGCACATCAAAGAACTCTAACATCTTCAAACATTACTACGAGGTAAATGGTATTGAGTTTAACCCCTTGATTAAAATCCAAGCGGCAGTTCAATATAGAGGAACAGATATCTTTAATGGTATTGCCAGATTACAGGCAGTAATCATCAACGACCAATTTGTAGAATATGAAATCTACATTATGGGTGATGTAGGGGATTTTATTTCACAGATTAAAGATTTGTTATTATCTGATTTGGATTGGAGTAATGTTCAACACCAGTTAAATTATTCAAGTGTAACTGAATCTTGGAAAGCTGATGGTGGAGATACCAATGGTTTATTTGGGGGAAAGATATTATACCCTCTGATAAACTATGGATTAAAGTATAGTGGCACTTCAACAATTCCTGATTGGAGTTTTGATGTATCAGGAGCAACGAGTTTCACCAGTCCCTTACATCCAGTAACCCCCGAGTATTTCAAACCCGCAGTGAGGTTGAGAGAGGTGTTGATGAAGATATTTGCAAAGACAGATTATACCATCAATTCAGAGTTTTTTGATTCACCATATTTCCGTTCAATCTATATGGATACTTTTATGAATGGAAAGTTGGGAATTGAGTCAGCATCTGCTGTAACCAATCAGAACTTATTTAGGGTTTATATGAGACCCAACACAATCTATACACCAAGAGCGGATGGTTCAGGTGCTAGTGGTAAAAACATCAGACCTCACCTTGAGACATTCTCACCTGATGGTTATGACTACTTGAATAACTTTACATTGGGGACATCAACAACAACTCCATTTGACCCACCTGATGATAACTTTACGGGATACTTTACAGTCCCATATCCTGGTGTGTATTCTTGGAATTTTAGATACAATTTTGACGGTTCTTTTAATGCTCCTTATGATTGGGTCTATTTTCAATTTGTTGCCCGTAAAGGGACAGATTTGGCTACCCTTGATTCACAACCAGCATTTGCGGCAGGCCCTGTTTGTTCCACACTAACAGCACCCAATTATCCAGGTCAAGCAATCAATTGGTTCTTTACTGGTAATTGTCAAGCGGGGGAATATGTGAAGTTGTATATCTACATCAATAAAGCAACATCACAGACAGCACGATTTAGAATTACACCTTATAGAGATTTAACTACAAGAACAACTGCTCCACAATGGGATTTATATTCATCCCCAAGTCTGGCAGGAACACAGACGGTTGATATTAAATTGGGTATTGGTTCACATGGAGCCATAGATATATTCAAATCAATTATCACAATGTTTAATCTTGTAGTGGTTCAGGATGTAGCAAACAAACAATTACTAATTGAACCGTATAACACTTATTACAATGAACCTGATAGACAAGAGAAAGATTGGAGTAATAAGTTAGACCTTACATCGGCATATAGAATTGAACCATTGTCATTTAACTTGGCGAAGGAATTGTCATTTCAATATACAAAAGGTTCTGAAGAATACCTGAATAAAATTTGGGAAGATACCAACGATTACAATTATGGTAGATACAGATATATTGCGAACTCAAACATCCTGACAGATTTATCTGTGTATGAAATGCCGTTCGCAGCATTACCAACATCAGGGGTTACAAACGCACCAAACTTTATCATACCTCAAGTATGGAGGGACTTGAACAATCAACAAGCACCATACTCATCCCAACCGCATTTATTCTTTTGGGTGGGAAATAGATATTTGTATTCTGATGCGATGAAGACACAACAAAATAGATGGTATTTGTTATCAGGAACTACAGCAGTTCCACAGACAACTTATCCTTGTGTATCACATTTATCATCACTTGATATCTATGACCCTAACTTTGTATCAGATTTGAACTTTGGTTCGGACTTTGATTTCTTTGGTAACTCCAATACTCTACCAGTTCAAACAACTCCTTATACCACTTACAATTCGTTTTGGAAGGACTTTATAGACAACAACTACTCAAATGAAACAAGAAGATTGACAGGTAGTTTTTATTTATGGCCTTTGGACATTTATGATACAAGTTTGACTGATAAAATATTTGTTAAAGATTCATTCTATAGAATTGAAAAGATTACGGATGCGAATCTTGTATCTCCATCATTTACAGAAGTATCTTTGATTAAAGAGCGTGGGGGATATTACGCAATTGAACCACCATCACCTTATTATTTTAATCAACCAAACGCACCATATCCACCAGCACTCAACCCTACATTGGTTGTATCTTATGCGAGTGTAGACCAAGCAGGTGTATGTAATGGAACAATATCAACAACTGATGTCTATACCAATGGGATATTACCATTCACATCAGGAGCTCAAATATATTATTTGAGTGGTTCAACTTATTCATTTGTTCCACAGGGGACTTTTGTAAGATGGACTGGTGATACAAATACTTATGTAGTGATAAATAACACGGGACAAATAATCCCAGCAACTTGTTAAGAATATGGCAAACGAAAAAGTAGTAGGTTTAAGAATTGAATTAAACGGATTCAGAGGTGTAATAACCAATATTAAACAATTTGAAGATGAGTTAAGGAAAGCGAAAGAAGACCTTAATGAGTTAGAAATTGGTAGTGCTAATTTCAAAACCCTTACGAGCGAAATAAGTAAAGCCGAAGGTCAATTGATGGGTTTGAGAAAGGCAACTCAAGGTATTAACCCAAGTCAACAAATTGAGGCTTATGGTAAACTTGCTGCGGGTATTACATCATCTTTTGCTGCTGCCACAGCCGCAGTTGAATTATTTGGGGCTGATTCAGAAGAGGTAACAAAGGCTTCTGTAACAGCACAAAATTTACTTACTGTTGCCCTTGCAGCTCGTAGTATTGAAGAACTACAACTTGGAACATCTATCGTAGCAAGAACAGTTGCTCAAAAAGCATTAACCGCTGCAGAGACAACTGAAATTGGTGTGTTAAAAACTTTATACACAACTATTGCGGCAAATCCTGTTGGAGCAATTTTAGTAGCAGTAGGTTTATTGATTACAGCATTTGTAACTTTAACAAGTGAAACTGAAGATGCTACCAAGGCACAACAAGATTTCAATAATGAGGTTAATAAAGATGCTGCAAAAACAATTACCAATATGAATATGTTGGTTAATACAATCAACAATCAAAGTTTGTCATTGAAAACCAGAAAGGCAGCACTTGAAGATTTGAAAAAGGTTGCTGGGCCTTATCTAAAAGACCTTAAAGATGAGGAAATATTAACAGGTAAAGTTAAAATCAATACTGAATTATTAACAGATGCTTTGATTGCACAAGCCAAAGCGAGAGCATTACAGGGTCGTATTGAAGAGAATGTTACGAAGTTATTGGATGCGGAGGATAAGTTATTACTTGCTACAAGAAATAGAATTAAAGCTGAAAAGGACTTACAAGATGTTAAAAACGCACCTGCAGCAATTGGTGGTGGAACATTTGCGGGAACTTATGAAGCAATGCCAGAAGAACTTGCTCAACAAAGATTAAATCGTCTTAAAGAAGATGAGGGAAAATTGATTAAAGAAAAATTAAGATTAAATGATTTAATTCAAAAAGACGCAAATGTAATCAACGATATCAATATTAAAACCGATAAAGTTTTAGGTGATACAACAGCATCAACAAAAGAACTTACAAAGGCGACAGATGCACAAGTTCAAGCAGAAGCGAGATTGAACAAACAACTTTCAATTACTGAACAAGAATATAGTAAAACATTAGATTATATCAAAAAATTGGTTAATGTAACAAGTGTAGATGTAAAGGCTCCACCAATTATCAAAGAATTAGAAGACATTTTAAGTTCAAGACAAGCATTAACACCAGATAATTTGGTTGATATCTTTGACAAAATTGGAGTAAGTATTGCAACAGTTCAAGGTAAAATTTATGGATTGGGTGAAACAGTTAAAAAAGGAAATGAAGATTTGGGACAATTAGGAAAGGGTTTAGGAGATAGATTAAATATTATTGAAGATACTTTTGGTAAATTTGTTGATGATGTCCGCTCAACATTAACTGACAAAGCAATTACACAAGGGGTTGTTGAGTTTGGTAAAACCGTAGATGAGGTAATCACTCAAGCAGGAATGAAATTAGAAAAAGGTTTGATTTCTCAAGAAGCATTCAATGCATTCAAAGAGATTACTGAACAATATAAACAATTCAACAAATTAACACAATTGGTTAATCCTGAAGTATTCAATGTGCAGAATATTAAAGAATTTCTTGCGGTTCAAGAAAAGGTTTTAATTTATGAAGGAAAGATAAATTATACTTATGATGAAACAAGTCAATTGGTTAGTAAAGTAAGTAAGGAAGGAATTGATTATACCAAAGAAAGATTAACATTAGACGAAAAAGTTCTTAAGTATCAAAATGATTTAATTGAATACTATAAGAAACAATATGATGAAGAAGAGAAAGCTTTCAAACAAGGAACTAAATTTGCTAACTTAACCGAAGAACAACAAGCAAAATTAAAAGATAGCACAATCCAAACAAAAGAAAAAGTTTATGAAACTATTGAAGCAATTGGAAAGATTTCAGCTGAAGGATTGAGAAATGTTATTGATACTATCGTTAAAGAAGAAAATCAGGTTAGGGAATTTTTAGCTCAAACTCAAGAGTTAAAAACCCAAGCAAGAGCATTAGAAAGTGTTGCAATCAAACAAGCATTATTGAATAATCTTGATTTGGTTTATGAAGTAACACAAAAAGAAAAAGCAATTTATATTGATGTTAAAGAAGCTGAAAAAGACCAAGCAAAAGCTTTGAGTAAACTTGAGGAAGATTTATTACTCAAGGGTATTGATATCACAAAATATACTTCAGAAGAAAAGGCAAAAGTATTCAAGTTTTACTTGGATAAACAAATGAGTGCAGTAAAAGAAACTACTAATGGGTTTAGTAAAGAAACAAATAAAATGTTGGATGATATCCAAAAAGGATTACAATTTGTATCAAAAAGTTTATCTGATATTGCATCCATCGCAGCACAATCATTTCAATTACAACTTGATAGATTACAATCAAGTTATCAAGATACATTAAGTCAAATTGTAGGAGATACAGAAGAAGCAAATGCTAAAAGAGTTGAATTAGAAAAAGAATACCAAGCGGAAAAGAAAGCTATTGAAAAAGAGGCTCAATTGACCGCATTGAAATTTACTCTTGCTCAATCTATAGCATCCGCATCACAAGCAATTGTAGGTGCATTTGCGACTTATGGAGCGTCACCAGCGGCATTTGTAATTGCGGGTATCACTGCGGGAATCACGGCAGCACAAATAGCAATTATCTCTGACCAAATTTCACAAGTTCAAAACTCAAAAAGAAGAGGGGGATTGTTAGCAGGTGGTGGATTGGTTGAAGGCCCATCACACGAACAAGGTGGAGTATATGCTGGTGGAGGATTTGTATTGGAAGGGAATGAAGCAGTTATCAACAGACAATCAACATTAAAATATGCTGGTCTATTGAGTCAAATAAATGAATCAGGTGGGGGAAGACCTATCACCGTTCAAGCACCGATGGATTCAAGATTGGTAGAGGCGTTGGCTAAACAAAACAGTGAACCAATCAGAGCATATGTCGTTGAATCAGACATATCAAAAGCACAAGCAATCAACAAACGATTAGAACAATTGGCGTCGTTTTAATTAAAACTATTTATTACTAATGGCATTACGAATTATTGATTTAGATATTGATGAATCCCTATCAGCAGATACGAGAGTTTCAGAGGTAGGTTGGGTTTTACAACCAGCGATTGAGACAGAGTTTATGTATTTCTCAAAGAATAGGGTGGATGCTTTTACCTTGAAGAAGGTTAAAGATTACATTCAAAACCAAATGAAGATAAAGGAATATGAATACTTTGAATCTATTACCGATTATCCTCAATACATAACAGATAATGCCAAGAAGGCAAAGGCTTGGGTTGATGAGAATGGTTATGGTAGTTGTATGACCCCTGTGGGAAAACAGCGTCTAAACCAATTAGCAAATCACGAACCCATTTCACTTGACACAGTGAAAAGGATGAAGGCTTATGCTGACAGACACAAAAAAGATTTACAAGCATCCAAATCATTTGAAGATGGATGTGGATACCTCGCATGGTTTTCTTGGGGATTAGATACGACTGGTAGAGTGGAAAAATGGTTGGAAGATAAAATCCTATCTATTGAAGAGAAGATGGATTATGACACAGGTTCATTACCTGACTATGTGAATTACGCGACAGGTGATACAAAGAACGATATGTTGATTAAACCAATTTTATTTGTTGAAAGAAAACCTGGTGAATCCAAAGATGACTATGTGAATAGATGCACAGAATATCTAATCAATAATGAAGGTAAAGACCCCAAACAGGCTTATGCCATCTGTAATTCAGAGGCAGAAGAGTTTTTAAGAGGTGATAAGGTAAGTTTTGATTATGATTCAACACTTTCCACTGCTCGTGGTATGGGATTAGCCCTACACGAAAAGTTTCAGGGTTCAACTCTGTATATTATTTCAGCAAGAAGTAATCCACAGATGTTATACAAAGCAGCTGACAAATTGGGAATACCACATTCAAGAGTATTCGCAACTGGTTCAAACGAAAGAAAAATCCAAAAGATAAAAGATTTAGGTATTACAAAACATTATGATGATAACACCGATGTAATCAAAGCATTGGGAAATAAAGGTATTCAGTTCTCTTGTCCTTGTTTGGATGAAGTAAGTAGTGCTGGTCAAGAAATCTTTGAGATTATGGAGAAACATGACCTTATTGGATTTGTTGATGACCAACCAATCTTTTCAACACCAGATATGGCACAAGAATATGCCACACAGGTTATAGGATGCACGGGATACAACACAACAAAAGATGAAGATGGAAACGATGTTTATATGCCTTGTTCCGTTATTACCGATAAGGCTGATATTAAATCAATTGGACAGGAAAACATCAACACTTATTCAGAGATGTTTAATGTTGAAGAATATAGTGAAGAAGAGATTGAAACTGTAAAACTATTAAAGTTCTTGGCTGAAACTGATGTTGAAAAGTTTGAGGCTGTAATGGGTTCTTTAAGAGGAGCAACAGAAAGAGAAATCATCGCACGAAACCATAAAAATCCAACAACCTATTTCCAATATCAAAGACAAGTATCAGGTTCACCTGACAGGGATTTTTGTATGTCAATTGAGAATAGATATTTCCGTAGATTAGAGATTGATTTATTGAGAGATACAAATACAGAGTTCGGACATAAAGGACAACCGTATAGTAAGTGGTTGTATAAAGGTGGGCCACAATGTGTTCACGCATTCAGAAAGTTCTTGGTTCAAGGAAAGGACTTTGCTGATTTAGGTTGGGCTGAAGGTAAAGCGGGTATTGCACCACATTCAATGCCTGGTAAAGGTTATTACCCTGGCACAGAAAAATACTTGGCTAATTTATCAAAACAAGTATTCAAGGCTGACAATGAACAAAGGATGATTTATACTCCTTTGATGATTCCAAACATTCTTATTCCAAGAATTGATGATGATGTTACCCCACCTGAAAAATACTATGTAAGATTCAGACCTGAAGTTATTGAGAAGATTAGAAATAAGTTTATGATTGAAGGTAGATTGAGAGATACCAACCTTGAGCATTCAGACCACAAATTTAATGATGCTGTAATGGTTGAATCTTGGATTATTCAAGGCCCAAATGATAAGGCTTATGATTTAGGATTTACTCAAGAACAAGCACCAATTGGAACTTGGATGGGTGGATATAAAATATTAGATACACCTGAAGGTAATGTAATTTGGAACGACTACATTAAAACTGGTATGGTAAAAGGTGTAAGTGTTGAAGGGGAATTTTTAATGAGATTTTCCAATCAGTTCCAAAAACAAAACTTATTCACAAAAATAAATAAAAGAAAACTATTTAAGTAATATGGCGACCACACCACAATTCACAAACTTTTTATCAGCATTAAACAGTTGTAAACAACAAGCAATATTTTGGCATAACCAAACAACATCTTATTCTCAACACAAAACATTGAATATGTTCTATGATGAGATTTTGGAGTTGTTAGATGGTTTAGTTGAATCAGTTGCTGGTATCTACGGAAGACCAGAAGATTATACAGGACATGACCCCGAGAATTGGGTTTCAATCCAACAGGTTCAAGAATACTTCAAAAAATTATATGATTATGTTCAGACAGAAAGAAAGAACATCTATCAAGAATCTTGGATTCAAAACCAAGTTGATGAAATTGCTGCTTTGATAGCGCAAACCTCATATCTACTTACCCTAATGTAATTAGATAGATGATTTAATTATCATCATAAAACAAAGGTATATTTATACATAAACAAAACAAATATTTTAATTATGAACGCAAAACAAGCAATTGACAAAATCGCTGATTTGTTAGGATTCAAGTTTAAGAAAGAAAGTTTCTATTCAACAAAATTAGAAGATGGAACTGAAATCACAAACAACTTGGATGGTGATTTTAAGATAGGTGATGAATTATATGTGGTAGGGGAATCAACTCTTACACCAGCTCCTGCGGGCACACACATCACTCGTGAGGGTTTGAAACTTACAGTTGATACTGGTTCTGTTATTGTGGCTATTGAATCTCAAGATTCAGCAAATGACGCAAAAGTAGAACAAGAAATGACTGAAGCAAAAGACGCTCAAGGACAAATCTTGGAATCAAATACATTTGATGTAGGTGAAAAAGTTTATCAGGTAATGCCTGATGGTGCTAAAGAACCTTGTCCTGATGGAGAACATCAAGTTGTATTGAAAGATGAATCTGGCAATGAAAACAAAATTAGAATCCAAGTTAAAGATGGTATCATTACTGAACGCTCAAATGTTGAAGAAATGGCAGCAATTGGTGACCCTGTTTCGGGTATTACTGAAGAGCCTGCTGAAGAAGTAGACAAAGAAGAAGAAGGTAATGGCTTGGACAAATTATTACAACTAATTCTCCCTATGGCAGAAGAAATGAAGAAATTGAAATCTGAAATGGAAACTATGAAAGGGATGATGAGCGCTGAAATAGACGCATTAAAAACTGACTTTGGTAAATTCCGTAAATCACCTGAAAAATTCTCTGTAATAGAAAAGAAATCATACAAAGAATCATTAGAAGATTACAAATTGGAATTGATTAAAGCTATGAAAAAATAAACACAATTAAACAAACAAAACAAATAAACAATTATGGAAAAGAAAAAATTATCCTTTAATTATGATTTAACAAATCTTCCTGTATACAACTCGTATGGTAGTGATATGTTGATTAAATCAATCTTGGGTTTAACCCTTCCAAAATACGCAACAATCAGACCTAACTTGAAAGGAACAACTGAAAAAGTAGGTTTCGTTACCAACGATGTTATCTTACAAGATTTGAGTTGCGGATTTGACCCTACTGGTGCTACAACACAAAATTTAGTAACAGTTGACTTATGTAATAAAAAAGTAAACCAACAACTTTGTCCCTACAGTCTTTACGATACATATTTGTCACAATCTTTAACAAATGCTAACTTCCAAGAGACAGTTCCATTTGAAGAAGTTATCTTGACGGATATTTCAAATCGTATTGCAAACCAAGTTGAAAAACAATTATGGCAAAATACAATTGCTTCAGGTGGAACTTATGGTTCAGCTTGTTTCAATGGTGTTGGTGCTTTGATTACTTCAGGTAATGGTGCTACACAAATCGCTTATACAGCATCTACTGCAAGTAATGGATTGGATGTATTCTCAACTATCTACCAAAACATTCCTGCGAATGTATTACATTTACCAGATTTAGCTATCTATTGTTCTTATGCTAACTACAGAGCGTTAGTTGCTTCTATGAGAAACAGTTCATTCGTGAACCTATTCACATTAGATTCTAACGGAGCTGCTACTGGAGAAGAATGGTCACTTTTATTACCTGGTACTAATGTGAAAGTTATTCCTACAGTTGGTCTTGATGGCGTTTCAGCTTACTATGCTGGTCCTAGCTCTTACTATATGGTCGGAATGAACAGTGAAATCATGACAGTAAAAGCAATCTACGACCCATTTGAAGACATAGTGAAAATTCAAGCACATGTTACTTATGGTTTAGGTATCTTTGACCCAGCGTCTTTCTGTGTGTGTAAATAATCATTAGTGTCAGAAGACACATAAATAAAAATTAAAACAAAATAAAAAATAGATTATGGCTTCTTGTTATATCAATACTGGATATACTTTAGATTGTAGAACTTCATCTACAGGTGGTTTGAAAACTGCTTGGATTTTAGGTGGTGCTAACAATGACATTACTGGATATACAGTTACAAACGGCGCGGTTACAGCAATCGGTGGTGTTGGTGAGTGGTTCAAAGTGGAGCTCCCAAAGCAGTCTGCTTCATTGACTGAAACTTTAGGAATCAATACAACTGCTCAATCAGTTACATTCCAACCATCGGTAGTATTAAACCTACCAAAACTACAAACTCAATTGAGAAACTTTGTAGTAGATTTAGTTAGTCAAAACACAGTATACATGCTGGTTGAAGACAACAATAACAGATACTGGTTAGTATTCCTTGATAATGGAGGAATGGTATCTGCTTCATCAGTTCAAACTGGTCAAGCATACACTGACTTAAACGGGGCTTCTGCTCTTACAATCTCTGGTGGTGAACCTACATCAATCAGAGAAGTAGTGGTAACTACTACCATCGGTGCTGTGTTCACAGCGGGTGGTTTTACTTTCCAAGATTAAACCCTATAAATAATAAAGGGGGAAATAAAAAATCCCCCTTTTTATTAGCCAATTTCCAATATGAGATTTAGACAACCAAGATTGAATGACATGCTTTACCCAAAAGGTGAAGCTCCAAGAGGTAATGTTTGGGGTTCAGTTATTATGAATGTGTATAAGGAATCAGGGCCTGCTCCGACTCCATCAATAACTCCATCACCTACCGCGAGTGTTGGATTGACACCTACACCTACTCCTTCAATTACAGCCAGTCCTACTCAAACAGGGACAGCATCGGTTACTCCTACTCCTACCAATACACCAAGTCAAACTCAAACAGGAACTCCAAATATAACACCTTCTCCTACTCAAACGGGCACAGCATCGGTTACTCCTACTCCTACAATTACATCTACAGAAACTCAAACTCCGACTCCTTCAACAACTGCTGCGGTTACTCCTACACCTACAAGCACACCAACTCAAACTCAAACTGGAACTGCTGCGGTTACACCTACTCCAACTAACACTCCAAGCCCTACCCAAACGGGGACAGCATCGGTTACTCCTACACCTACAAGCACACCAACTCAAACTCAAACTGGAACACCAAATATAACTCCAACAAATACTTCAACACCGACTAATACAATTACTCCAACTAATACTTCAACTCCTAGAAATACTCCTACTCCTACGGCAACATTACCTGCTTCAGGAACGACAGCAGCACAAACTTATTTAAGAGCAGTAGTTGACGCAGGTGGAACTGGTATTACTGATACTGTATCTGCCGCAACAATTACTTTATTTACATCAATTGTATCAAATAACTTATGGGATAGTTTAACAGCTTTTTATCCTATGTTAGGTGGTAATAGTAATGGTTGTAAATTTAACGCAAAAACTCCAACGGATTTAGATGCGAGTTATAGATTATCTTTTGTTGGTGGGTGGACATTTAATAGTTCAGGAGCGACTTCAAATGGAACAAATGCATATGCCAATACTTTCTTAACCGCATCAACTTTAAGTTTGAATAATTCTCACTTATCTGTTTATATGGCTAATAATAATGCGCCAGCAGGTTCAGGTAAAAACTATATGGGAGCAGCTCAATCTAACTATTTCTTAATAGCACAAGATGGAACTCCAAACTGGTTCTATGGTGTAAATAGCACAGGAAATTCTTTAGGTTCAATCAATACTCAAGGTATGATTATTGCCGCATCAAGTGGAACTACAAATGAATCATTATTTAGAAATGGAACAAGATTGACAACTGCATCTGTGCCAGGAAGATTATCAGTAGGTTATTCTGTTTATATTGGAGCGATGAACAATAATGGAACTGCTCAAGGATTTTATGCAAACCAATATAGATTTGCGACAATTGGAAATGGTTTAACTGCGGCACAAGCTTCAACTTTAACCACTATCATAAACACATTCCAAACAACTTT